AGGATTGTCACCTCACGAATGAGCTCTTGTGCCCAGGCAGGTACTACTTCTTGTGGCTCCACGCTTGCGATTCTCTCTATCGGTTGCGTAGGCCGTTTAGTCTATTTTACTTTGCTAGTGCAGCAATCTCTGAGTCACTTAGACCCAATGCTTTTAGCTTTGAGGTTGCAGATGCTTTAGCGGTTGCGATAGCAGCAACCTCGGCTTCTTCTTCTGCCTTGCGAGTCGCATAAGCCTGGGCATCCGCTTCACGCTGTGCAATCTCCTCAGCAGTCAAAGGAACAACAGTCTGTTCGCCTGTTGAGCAATCAACAACAATCTTGGTAAGTGTTTCAGTCATTTTCTTTTCTTCCTTGCTAGTTATTAAGAAACGGTTGCTCCGCCAGAGCCTTTTGTAATTCCGTAGAGCGACATTGAACTGTATTGCTGAAGTGTTTGTCCACCAGCCCAAAGCCCTAGTTCTGTAATTGCTGCTGTATTTGAAACAAGACCAGAGGTTATGTTGTGTGAAACGCTTACCCCTGTTGCATTATTTTCAGTTAAGACATCACCTGAAAATGCTTTATTGCTTGAGCCGGCATAATTTGAAAAATAGAAAGAGCCATTAGAAAAAGTAGAACTTGTAGCATTATTGCCAACTGCCTGACCTACATCAGATGTTCCATAACTTGTGGAGTAGGCAGTTTGACCATTTCCCCATAATTGCCTAGCGGTAATACTCCCAGCTGAAGTGTTTACAACAACATAAATGTTTTGTGTATTTGCGGAGAAGCCAGTTCTAAAAGAATAAAGCAAGCATAGGTCTGTATATGTAGAAGGAATGCTTGCGAATGAGATAGTGCTGGTTGTTCCCCCAGAACCGACTGTGTAAGTGCCAATAAGAGTCATTGTTTCATTAGCCATAATTAACTCGCAATCCCATAGAGGGCAAAAGAACTCCCAGCCTGAAAGTTTGACCCAACAACGGAGGCCACGGTAACAGAGGTTATTACTGATGTGCTTGCCCAGCGAGTTGCATACGCTCCAGTAGTTGCCGAGCCAGCACCAAATCTGTGTAATGAAGTTTTGTGCTTATTGGTAACTGAATAATCCATAATATTCATTGTTGTCAAAGAGGGTGTTGTAGAACTAACATTTTGGTGATACTCATAAAGTGCGTAGCTGGTTGGGCCACCAGAACCAGAAGATGGGTTACCTCCATAGGTATCCATAAAAATCCAAGAGTAATTATCCGCCGTATCGCTATTAAATCTGACAAGTGAGGCTTGATCACCAGCATTATTTTGAAAAGTAGCCGAAACTAAAACTAAATCTTTGTAAGTTCCGACAATAGATGAAAATGTTACTGATGCCGCAGCAGAACCAAGAGTGATGTTCGCCAATGGTGTGTAAGTAGATGTTGGCATTATTAGCCCTTAATTCCATATAGTGAAAAGCGACTGGCGGTAGTAAAGTTGCCAGCACTTAAATTTAGGGTGATGCTAGTGATTGCGGATGTATTAAACCAAGCACCTGAATACAAGAAAATTCCACCAGTAGTATAACCTGCAAAGCTTCTAACAGTTTTGTTTTTAGTTGCTGAAAAAGCATCGACAATATCTACCACGCTTGCACCATAAAGGTTCGCACTCTTGTCATTACCTGCAACCTCAACCGCATAACCACCTGTGCTGGAACTTGAACCACCAGATGAAACAGAACCGCCATCACCAAAAAGATAGTGTCTTGCATAGTTGCTACCTGAATCGCTATTAAAGCGAATAAAAGCGTGTGGGTAACTTCCTGAGTCTGAGCGACTTGTTGCCCTAATCTGCAAGTGTTTGTAACCAGCAGGTAAAGAACTAAAAGTTATGGTTGGGCTTGACCCTGTTCCTGCTACTGTGCTAATCAACTCATAAGACCCAGCAGCCGCTCCATCACCAGCCCCAGCACTAAAAACACCAAAAGGAATAAGCATTAGCTGGCAGTAGCATTTCCGATAACACGGTAATCATTAGTTCCAACACATTGCACCGAAACCATGTCATACTGTGTGCCAATGGCATAGTTTGTAGCGGCTGTGCCACGGCCTTTGATAGTTACAGCGGTTGAAGCGGCAGTCACAGTAACAGTACCTGCACCATCACGGAGCACATTGAAAACCTCACCAGCTACCAGAGCGGTAGCGGTTGAGATGGTAAGAGTGACGGCTGATGCAGCGGTGAACTGTAGAGTCTTATTTACATCGCTAGTTGTTGCTGTGTAAGCGGTAGCTGTAGAGGTGGTGATGTCTGGGCGGTTGTACAAATAGGTGTTTGTATTAGCCGCTGTAAGTACCTCAGTTGCTGTAAATGTTTTTCTGACTGCCATGATTTCCTTAAGCTAGTGAGCCTGAGTCTAGTCTACCAAAGATTGTGTCATCTAGCACCAGGTAGGTGAAGTTACGGGTATTTAGACCTAGGGTCATAATGTGCTCACCAGTAATTGATACCTCGTCATGCATACGGATTACTTCTGCATACCTGGTAATGGCTGGTGGCAAGTTGGATGGGGTAAAGGTGACGCTAACAAAGTCACCTAGCTCTAGGTCCAGGATTGAGTTTTGCTCAGCCAGGCTTAGGTCATTTAGACGAATCTCTACGGATGTAAAACGATACACAGGCTGTGAGTATTGAGCTGCAAGAGCTGTAGAGATGCCCTCTAGTGTGGTGGCATCTGCTGTTAGCAAATTGTCAAGTGTTAGGTTGAAAATACCGTACTCTTCTTGTGAAACAGTATCTGTAACTGTGACCGTGGTGCCATCAATAGATGAAACTGATACAACCTCATTAGCTAGGTCCTCTGAGCCGTATGAGATTTGCAAGTTCTGGTAAGCAATGCCTGAGCCATCATCTGCAAGGGCAACTAGGTCTGTAGTTGTCGGAGTGTGGGTACGGTCACGGTATGTGGCTACACCAGACTTAGAGATAAAGAACAGACCAAGTTCTGTCTGCTCAATAGCTCGCAAATACTCCAGCACATTTTGGTCCTCTGGGATGATGTCCGTGCCAAGAGTAACTGAGCCAGGGTCAATATCACGGTTATCTGATGGCCAAGATACATAAGGGTCATCCAGGATAGTTGTCACACGAGAGCCAGAGAGCTGAGCTGTGGATGTTGCTGAGCCAAGAGTCTGGTTGTTTAGGTAGATAAAACCATCTGATGCAATAAAGGATGCTGTGGCATTGCCATCTGGGGTGTACTGGAGGTTCCAGTCATCTATAACACCTTGGAATCTTTGTACGCCATTGACGCTGTAGCGTACCAATCGCTTAGGGATAATCTGGCCGTAGAACGGGCTGCCCTCATAGAGTGGGTCAAAGGCACGAGTACGGTTATTGAGCTCTACAACAAAGTCACCTGGTGAGATGTTTGTTAGCTGGTCAGACTTACCACGAGCCAAGCTGATGTTAGTCACATAATTGGTGATGTCGTAATACTGGAATCCAGCAAGAGTGTAGGTGGTGTTGTCTAGCTGACCTTTTACTGGGTCATCAAGTGTAAAGTATGGGCCCGTAGGTAATACAAGGTCAAAACCTACTTCTACCTTCTCTGCTGCCATTAGCCACCAGCCTTAGTTACTCGTGCAACCTCAGACTTTAGGAAGGTTCCAAGTTGCTTGCCGTTTGTGCCAGCTCCAGCGTTTACAGTCAAATTGATAACTGATGTTGCTCCAAATGCTGTGTATTGCTTTGTATTGATGAGCTGAGCTGCAAGCTTAGCATTAGCTTTATCTACAGCACTTGCCCCAGCCTTTTCACCAGCAAGCTTGATGTCACCTAGACGAAGTGACTGGACATCCGTATTTGGGATACCAGTACCCATGCTTAGATTACCTGCTGCCAAATCAAACGCTGCCTTGAAAGATGCTGCCATCTTATTAGCCTGGTCAATTAGTAGTTGCTCTTGAGACTTTAGACCAGCAATCAAACCACCAGCCATAGTCACACCTGAGTTGAACATGACAGTTGCTGTGTCCTCAGCAACAGCAGCAGCCACAGTCTGCAACTCACCAAATGTAGTATTTAGAGCCTTTACAGAATCTTCTCCACCAGACAGAATCTCTGTAGCAAGTTGTCCACCCACCTCTGGGCCAGCGTCTACAATTTGCTTGAATAGGTCTTTATCTAGTCCAAGTTTTTTGAGCTCTACAAGCTGTTTAGCAAATGCCTTGGTGTTAGCCAGGATGTCTTTTAGACGGCCAAGGTAACCCTTAGCTCCCATAGCTTGCTCTACAGTCTGGCTAGTTGCAACTGATAGACCATTGATAATCTTGGTGACAGTTGTAGTAACTGACTTGCCCTCAGTATCGAGCAAGTTAGTAAGAGAGCCAACACCAGTAATAGCAGCCTTGACATCATCGTACAGAGCTTCAGCCAGGCTACGCTTCTCAGTCAGAGCATCACGCTGCTGACCAATAGCCTCAAGAGCCTTCTTCTCAGTAGCTACATAAGCTAGTAAGTCTTTAGTGCCCTTATTGTTAGCAATCGTGCCAGCCTTGACACCCTCTTTTATCTTGGCTGTGATGTTGTCAAAGTAGTCACCAATTTGACTTTCGTACTTGCCAATCTCACGAGTGACCAGAGCCATAGGCTCCCAGGTAGCACTTGTATCTTTTAGCTCTTGCTTGAACTTCTTAAACTCTTCTTTTAGCTTATCTAATGCCTTTTTTGCTGCATCCTTAGTATCATCAAGAGCTTTAGTTATTTTGCCTGTACCAAAATCCAATTCACTAAAATCGGTAGGTACAAACTCAATAGGTTTGAACGCTGTTTGTGCAGCTGTAGCTTTGCCAACAATGCCAAGGATTTTTAGAAGTGCTGGACCAAGTGGACCAAGGGCTAACCTAGCAATGCTGTCACCTAGGCCATTGAAAAATCCGTTCCAAGCTTTACCAGCAGCATTAGGGTCAATGTTTAGAACATTTACTAAAGCCATACCCACATAATTGGCACCATCTACAACATTTTTCATAGATGTTACCCAGGCATTGAATCCATCAATCATGTACTTCAATGCAGCCTGAGTGGATGGTGATGCCAACCATGATGCAAATGCTTGCAGCGATGGAATAAGAGCTACACCAATAGTCTCTTGTAGCTCACCAAAAATAGTATTGATACGAGTAATTGGGTCAGTATTTGCTGCTGCCTCTGCCATACCATCTGTATTGGTGGCTAGTTGCTCCATCCAGTTAGATGAGTTTTTGAGATTAGGGTACATAGCAAATAGACCCTTAGTGGTTCCATTTATAGCTTTGCCCAGCATCTTAGATGCTTCTTCAACGGAGATTTGCTTATCAGCAGCAACATCCATAGCCAAGCCCATAAGTGATTGAGCTTTAGTTACGCTACCAGTAGCAGTTACAAGACTCTGGAACGCTGGGCGAAGCTGGTCATCTACAACACCAGTAGCAAGTGACATCTTTGCAATCTGTGATTCAACAGATGCAATAACCTCATCGCTGGCTCCAGTAACATTACGCAAAGAGTTAGCCAGGATTGCTTGACTCTTAGCATCTGAAACAGCAGCCTTAGCTGACTCTTGTAGACCAGAAACAATGCTCGCTAAAGATACGCCAACACCTACTGCACCTAGAGCACCTTTTACAAGGCCGCCAAGATTCTTAAATTGCTTAGACGCATCCTTGATGCCTTTATCATCAAATACCGCTTTTAGGGGTATGAGAATTGAGCCAGCCATTACAAGCCCTTCCTATTTATTTGGTCATACGCATTACGCAATACGGCCTCAATTTGTGCCTTGACTGCTGGGATGGACCTCTCAGCTGCTGGCCATACATAGCGAGATGCTGAGCCTTTTAGATTTGCAAGCAAAGCATCACCTTGTCTTGCATACTTGTACGGCCTTTTAGGATTCTTGATACCTGAGCCATCTACACGGTGACTACGAGTGCCACCCTTGTATGGGTACTCTCTAGTTTTGCCTGTGCCTCTGTAGCCAGCACCCATAAAGTTTTGACTCTTACCAGCCATGTCAGCCATTACTACAGCAGGGGAGCCAACTTTGACTCTTACCAGGCTTGTAGTATTTGACTTGCCTGTAGAGCGAGTTCTAAATTGAATCTTGACATCATCAGCCCTGTGAGCTTTGCCCTTAGCGTCAACGGATGCATTCCAGTTGAGACGGCCACGGGTCATACCAGATAACGGCTGCACAGCATTGATGGCAGGCTTTACCAGGCTAACAATAGCCTCAGCTGGCTTTTTAGAGTTACGGACCAGCTCAGTACGGAGTTTTGGGTCTATGGCCCTTAGCCTAGCTTGTAGCTCACGAATGTTAGTTACTGAGTAGTCATTTGATGAGGATAGGCCAGCTCGCTTCATACCAATTTTGGTAAGAGTAAAGGTAAACATATTCTCGGCCATAAGCTCTATTCTACCGCCGTTATGAAATTGTGATTTTTATTGTTGACATCTTGCTGGATACTTTGCTAACATCGTAGTAAGCCAAATGAAAGGGAAATGAAAATGGCAACTAAAGCACAGGTTCTAAGCAAGGCTAAATCTGTAGGTGCAACTGTCGAACTGACCAAGTACGATGTTGTGGTCTCAATGCCTGATGGCAAGATGATGGACCACAAACATTACTCAGCTTATGACTTTGAGGCTTTTGAGTACAAGTCTGATGTCTGGATGATGTTGCTTGATGAATTGCGAATGGTCAAAGACTGTGACTGTGGATGTGTTAGCAAGGTGGTTGCATAATGGTCAAGACACTAGAGCAGCTATTAGACAAGCCAGCAGTATGGTCCAATGTCAACGACAGAGGTAACACAGGATTTGCCACCTACCAGCCAGTCACTCCATACCAGGATGAGCACGGCACCGTTGTCGCTCACCTAACAGAGTGGAACGACATTGACAACGAGCTAACCACATCAGCTTTTTATAGTCGTAGCTGGGCCTACTGGAACTTTATGGACATCTTCGGTGATGACTTTGCTGAGGCTAACCAAGCCATGGAGGTAGAGGCCAAGGATGGTGAGATTGACTACACAATTAGTCTGGGCATCCAGGCAGCAGAATCAATCAATAGCGACACCATCCCACACCTAAACCCATACTGGCAGTCACTTGTCGTACGGACCGCTTACGATGCAATTACCAATGTTGACGAATTTGCCAACATCTGCCGTAACTCAAATCTCACACAGCAAGAAGTCCAACGCATGATTGACCTAGCTGTAGGTGCTGTGCTATCAAACCCAGAGTATGGAATTACTGGATTCGATACACAGACTGTATAAGCTCTGCCATCCCCCTGGTAGAAGAAGTAAACCCCCTAGCCTACGCTGGGGGGTTTACTTACTTACTCATCTGCTGAGACCTCCAGGATAGATACCTACCCATGGTCCACAGCATTCGTTCGGACTCTGCCATCAGAGCGGATGGTGCAATACCTGTCTCACAAGCTAGAGTAGCGATGTACCAATGGCCACTATCGTCACCCAGCCCAATTATTTTGGGTCAGACTCGCTTGCACCTACAGATTCAACGGTGTCAATCCAAGCATCAAAGTCTAGAGCAGTCGCTTTACGGCGAGCCTCTGAAGCCCATGCCAGGAACAAAAGGTATGTGACCTTTACATCATCCTGCAATCGGCTTACTGAGATGTTGAACTTATCCTCAAACTTCACGATGTCACTTGCAGTACAAGTAATGTCTCGTGAGGTTCCATCTGTAAATAGGATGCGTAGGTTTATTTTCATGTTTTATCCTTAGTTAGTATTTAGTTTTGTAGAGCTTGTAGCTTAGGCTGTTGCCCTTGAGACGGCTCCCACGGTTGGAAAAGTCGTATCTAGGGTTGCCAAATCTCCGACACTTCCCATGATTGGGGTGTACTGAGAGATTAGCACTACTGCTGTGTATGCAGGGTTAGTAGCTGAAACTGAGCCAGATGCTGGGCGAATAACTACAGTACCCTCAGTACCCAATAGTGGGTAAAGGGTTGAGTCAACGCCTGATGCTCCGAAATCCTGCTGCCAGTTTAGAGTGACTGAGCCAGACTTTAGTCCAGCTGCAACTTCACGCCATCCAGCACTTCCAAGGCTGGTCTTGTCAATTTCCTCTACGGTTAGCTCTAGTGAAGCTCCCGATAGAGATGAGCTAATGTCTGACCCGTTTAGGCTGACATAGCGAGAGGTAATAACGGTTTTGGCCATTATGTTTTATCCTTTATCTAGTCTGCTTGAACAGTTAAGTCAAACTCAGCTGCCAAGTATGTGTTTTCTCCGATGGTGACAGAGCCGTAGTTTCTCATGCCTGTAACTATTGTATCGTAGACAACCCCACCAAGGGTCTTGTCTGATTCAACAGCTACCCTAATGCTACTTGCACCAGTAGGTGAGCAGTAGGCATCAAGACTGTTTTGGCTAGTACGCTCGCTTACACGGCCAACCACTAGCGTTACTGTGAAGTTATAGGTGCTAAGTGCATTGTTGAATGCACGGTGGTAGTCAACTGATGCTGGCTGCACAATCGCATACGGTGGGTTTACATTGTCTGGGATAAATGAGCCAGTTCGTAGGCCGCTGATAGTGCCTAAGTTAGTTGCAATCCCACTACGGATTTGTGAGATGCTTGCCATTACGCAAACTTCACAATCTTGTAAGGGTCAATCAGCATAGCTACATCTGGGTCTAGACGGCTTGATACACGGATGTATCCAAGGTCTGGGCTAGACAATACACCTAGAGGTGAGTCAAGTCTCTTGAAGATTCTTGATGCCTGGATGATTGCAGCTTGCTTTACGGTTACTGGTACAGCTGAGAATCCCCAGGTGCCTGTGACCTTTACCAGACCTTCTCCACCCCAGATAGGGAATGTGTAATCACCAATAGCACGGATGGCATTGTATGGAGCTGGTAAACCATCTACACGGCCATTTAGTGGCTCAAGCTGGTAATCAGATGCTTGCCAAATAATGTCATAGGTGCCATCTGCACTTGTGTCTGTAGCAATCTCTGTGATAGATACAGCGTCATCAATGTATGTCAAAAAGTCGTTGTCAGCTACAAAGTAGCGAGCTGCTGAGCCAGCACTATAAAAACTACGGTTAGCGTATCCATCAATCAGACGAGATGCTGACTCTACGCTCATCTCCAAAAGAGAATCATCAATAGTGTCTGTAATACGAAGGGCGGCCTTTACCTCGGCTAGAGTGCAGTATCCGTTAGTGATTGCCATAGGTCTATTCTACCGAGTGAACCGCATACGGGTCTTTATGTCTGTCGTACTGATGCCCTTAGTGTATGGCAGGTAGGCAAGGCCTATGCCACGCTCATCCAGCCACTCTTGAGTAAAACCCATCTGAGCATAGTAATCTCTTTGGGCCCAGTCTGAGCCAATTACAACTAGGTCAGGCTTTACCAAATCAATAGCAAGACGGCTATCATTACCACCGATGTTAGGCACCACACGGTCAACATAGCGACACGCATCCAAAACTTTAGCCCTCTCTTCATAACTAATAACTGGCTTCCTACCCTTATAGGTCTCAATAAACTCATCTGTGTTTAGGCTGACAACTACAGAGCCAAGCTCAGAACAGCGTCTAAGTAGCTCCACATGGCCAGCATGGAAAAGGTCAAATGTGCCACCTGTATAAACAACTAATCCCATCGGTTTATCCTTCGTACAGCCAGAGACCACTCACCTTGTGTGTAGTCGCTATTGGCTTCCTTCCAGTTATAGATGTAGTGATTATTTTTGTATGAGTTGCTGTTAGCTTGCTCAAATCCTGACTTGAGAGTAGATGAGTTTTCATGGTGGATTTTAGCCTGGATAGTTTTGATAGGCACTCCGTGATGATTGACTCTACGCTCCATGTCATTGTCATCAAAATACAAAGGATAAAAACGCTCATCATAAAGGCCAACCTTCTCAATCATGCCCTCACCAAAAACTACAGCTGACCATGGTGGCACGATGTCCATAAAGTTTAGAGCCTGTGTATCTACATTGTTAGCAATAATCTCCATGGCACCAGGCTCAAACCAAGCATCATCATTTACTAGCAGCCAGTACGGTGCATAAGGTGTTGACTTGACTACAAGATTCCAAGCTCCAACTAATCCAAGCCCATAAGGTACCTGGATAACCCACATCTTATTTACCAGCTCTGGCTTTGTAGGTTGCCAGGATTGAGTGCCTGAGTTATCCACAATTACCAGATTGTCCACAGGATAGTCAATGCTGGCCAGCAGACGGTCAGCTAAATCAAATCTCTTTAGGGTACAAAATCCTAAAACGGGAATCATTTGAGTAGTTTTTTGATTACTGGCAACCATTGATTAGTCCACACAGTCTCTACATCAAATTGCTTAGCAAAGTCAATCGCTACTTTGCTTGGTCCACGCTCTGCCCTGTATGACTGCTCTAAAGCCTCCACAATAGACGGTACAAGTGGTGAGCTCCAAATAGCATCTTGCCCTGCATCCCACATTGGTTGCCCCTCTACAAGCCAACCATCCTCAGCTACAAGGTCTGGAGTTGCACCCCAGTTAGAGCCGATTACCCTGGTACCACAAGCTTGAGCCTCTACTGTAGGGATACCAAAACCCTCACCATAAGACGGTGCCAAAAATACATCCATAGCTGAATAAAGTGCAGCTAGGTCTGACTGCTCCATGCCGTACTTGTAATCCACCATAGGTGGGAACATTACAGACTCTTTAGGGATACCAAATGCCTGGAGTATCCTAATCAGATTCCATCCACCAGCAACACCTAGAGGGTCTGTGTGCATATACAGCACAGCGTCAGGATGCTTAGATTTGAAGATTGAGAAGGCTAATAGGTTCTCACTAAATGCTTTACGGTGCAGTAGACCAGATGCCTTATTTGCAGCATTCATGCCAACTACAAATTCACCAGTCAAGCCCATGTACTCACGAACATCCACACCCTGGATTTTAGATGTAGGTTTGAAGACTTTAGTATCAATCGCATGAGGTACATACTCACACTCAATGCCCTTAGCCTCCATCTGACGGACACCATTTGGTGCCATAGCAATCGGAGTCACATTATCTTTACGAAGCCACTCCTCCACCTTTGGTGGCATAGTCACATGGTCTAGTGGAGTCCACGATGCAATGTTCATAGAATCCCAGCTCTTACCCTGCAATACCCACACATCATAAAGTGTCAGCATCAAGTCAGGCTGTTTAGGATTCTGAGATTTCCAATGAGCATGGTGCATACCAGCAACATCATTAGAGTAAGCATCTAGGCCACGAGCATAATGAGGAACATCACCATACGGTGAGCGATAAACAGACTTGATACCCTCAAGCCCATAGTTAGAGATAGCAGCGACATCTGCACCATCTCGCTTGAGACGGTCTACAAGATAACCTGCTTGCTGGCCGTATCCAGTAGGTTGCCCTGGAGAGTTAGACCAGACGGAAATAGTGCCCTTTATTTTTTGCGTAGGTTTAGTCATAGCTAAACATTAGCAGAAAAGGTAAACCCCCAAGCCTACGCACTTGGGGGTCTACCAGTCTATAAAGGGGGTGAGGTTTAGCTCGCTCCACCCTTGAAGTAACCGATGTGTGTAGCGTGGGTTAGTCCACCATCTAGACGCATGGTTCCACGGAATGTGGTTACATCCGAGTTGAATGCATAGTCAGCTGAGGTTGCAACCTGGATACCACCAGCAACACGAACCTTGAATGAAGGTAGGTGACCGAATAGTACAGACTTTGCACCAGTAGCTACAGCAGCAACAGCTGGGTTCTCGTAAACTGCGTAACCCAATAGAGTTGCAGCCTGACCAGGTACAGCAGAATCGGTCCAGATGTAGTTACCTGCACCATCCTTCATCTTGCGAGCAGCAGCAATACCAGTCTTTGACATCATCCAGCCAAGGCCTGGAAGCGAACGGGCACCGTCAGCAATTCCGTAAGCCAAGTCCACTAGGTTCTCGTAAGTAGCAGCACCAGATACTCCAGTACCACCAGTTACAACTGAGCCAGCTGATGTAGATACACCAGTAGGCTGTACAGTTCCTGTACCTGTGGTTAGCAAGGTGTTAGCCTGGAAACCAAGTGACTGACCTAGCTGCTCAGCAATGTAAGCATTGATGTCGAAGCCAGCGTCAGCAATCAGTTCGTTAGCAACTGAAACCAATGCACCAATCTTAAATGCACCTAGGGTAAGGCTTGAGAAGGTTGGGTTTGACTCTGAGATAGCTGAGCCAGCTGATGTTACAGCAGCAGTTGAGTACGCTGTGACAGTAGGGATGACCAATGATTCACCGCTCTGAGTGTTAAATACCTCTGAGGTGGTTAGCATTGGACCGATTAGACGAGCAACACCAAATACCTGGTCATAGAATGACTGGCCTACGGTGTTAGCTGATGGTACAAGAGCTGCACGAGCTTCACGGTTGAACTCGTGTGAGCGAACTTCACCACGAGCGATTGCACGGAGCAAGTCAGCGTCTGATGATGATGCAGTCTCAGCTGGAGCAAATGATGTTGCAGCAGCAGTAGCCTGAGCTGAACGCTCTTCTACACGCTTAGCAGTTTCGATTGATGCGTCACGCTGAGCAATGTCAGCCTCTAGACGGTCAATCTTCTGTAGTTCCTCAGCAGATAGTCCACGCTTTTCAGCTTCAGCGAAGTCAATAACTTCACGCATCTGTGCAACTAGGTTGCTGCGAACTTCTGCCTGTGACTTGATAAAGTCTGACATTAGATTCCTTTTTTTGAATTGATTATTTGACTCTGCCGAGCTAACTCAGAGCAGACTAGAGGCCGAGCTAACTCAGAACCTGTAGCAATTCTATA